ATGATTACATCGATTATGGGAATGCTTTTGCCACTGTAGATTATGAAGCCTCTTATATCAAGGATGTTGAGGGTAATCAAATCCCTAATTACATTGGCCCTAAGCTGCGTCGCATTTCCCCCTTAGATATTGTCTTCAACCCTCTTGCTTCTAATTTCCAAGACTCCTTCAAAGTTATTAGAGCTTTGAAAACAGTTGGGGAATTAGAGATGATGCTTAGAGATGAACCGGGTAATGAATATCTTAAAGCAGCTCTGAATAAACGCAGCAAGCTTCTTTCCCATGCCAACTCCTATGGACTTGATGACTTAGATAAGTCCGAAGGTTTCATGGTGGATGGTTTCGGTAACTACCATGAATATCTGCAGAGTGGTTATGTTGAGATTCTGGAGTTCTACGGTGATCTCTATAACCAACAAACACAAGTATTAGAAGTTGGTAAAGTGATTACTGTCATTGACAGGGCTTGGGTTATTCGTAAAGAAGACATCCCTAACTGGCTTGGTCATGCTCCTATTTACCATGTAGGCTGGCGTACCCGTCCTGATAACCTGTGGGCTATGGGTCCTCTGGATAACCTCATTGGATTGCAATACCGTTTAGATCACCTTGAGAATCTTAAGGCTGATGCTATGGACTTAGCTGTATTCCCTCCTCTCCTTATTGCAGGAGAAGTGGAAGAGTTCTCATATCAACCCGGTGGCGAAATCCACATGGATGAGAATGGCAGTGTCACAGAGCTGGCTAAGAATGCACAGTGGGTGATTCAAGCTAACAATGAGATTAACTACATCCTTGCCCTAATGGAGCAGTTTGCAGGGGCTCCTAGTGAAGCTATGGGTATCCGCACTCCCGGAGAGAAAACTGCATTTGAAGTTCAACAGTTACAGAATGCAGCAGGTAGAATCTTCCAAGAGAAGGTCACTACCTTTGAGATTGAACTGCTTGAGATGTGCCTTAATGCTATGCTTGAAGTAGCTAGGCGTAAGCTTGATGCTGGTGATATTGTCCGTGTTATGGATGATGACCTAGGTGTGCAGCAGTTCATTGAGATTACTAAAGAAGACATCACTGCTTCTGGTAAGCTCCGCCCTGTAGGAGCTCGTCACTTCGCTGCTCAAGCTCAGTTGATGCAGAACCTTCAAGGGCTTATGAATAACCCCGCTATGGTGCAGATGCTGGCTCCTCATACCTCTGCTAAGAGTATGTCTAAGCTGGTTGAAGATACCTTAGGTCTTGCTAGATTCCAACTGTTCTCTCCTAATATTGCTATCTTTGAACAGCAGGAGACTCAGAGATTGGTATCACAAGCTCAAGAAGACTTACAGATGGAAGCATCTGTTGACCCTTCTACAGGTCAAATTGGATGAAATTAAACTGGACTAAAGGGCTTTCTGAACAGGAGAAAGGGGAGATAAAACTCCTCTTCTCTTCTAATGCACGTTTACGTGCTCATATTGTGAAGATGCTGCTAGAAAAGAAGATGTCTATGCATAAGAAAGCTACATTAGAGATTGCATATGAATCTCCTAATTGGGCACTTAAACAAGCTGATGCAGTAGGGTATGAGAGGGCAATTCAGGAAATTATCAGTTTATTCGAGTAAAACACACAACAAAGTCTAAAAAAGAGATATTAGTAGATACTCCTAAGTATTACCCCCGTAGTGCTTAATAACTGAATAAATCAATATATTATATATCTAATTATATTATTAATATAATTCATTATAATATACATATAAGGATTAAGACATACCCATGTCTAATGATGCAAATATTTTTCAGCAGACAACTGTTGATAGTGCAAATGCTACTGCACAAAACAATTCACCTAATCAGTCTTTTGCAGACCTGCTTAGTTCGATTAAGAATGAACGTGGTGAGCCTAAATATAAAGATGTTCAAACAGCCCTTGAAGCATTACGGCATTCTCAAGAATTCATTCCTCAATTAAAGAGTGATAAAGAGAAAACGGAACAACAACTGGCAGCTTTATCTGTCGAAGTTGAACGCTTGAAGACTATTGAACAATCTATTACTCAGCTCAATCTTCAGAACACTCAGCAGCAAGCCACTCCTGCTCCTCAGTTCTCTAAGGATGACGTAGCACAGTTGGTGAACCAAACTCTTACGAAACGTGAAGTAGAAATCCTTCAGCGAAATAACCTCAACTCTGTGGTTGAGTCTGTGCAGAAAGCTCATGGAGATAAAGCACAAGAAGTTTTCTACGGTAAGGCGAAAGAACTTGGTATGTCTGTGGAGCAGATTAATAGCTTAGCAGCTCAATCACCTTCTGCAGTATTAAAGTTGTTTGGAATTGATAAAGGTGTAATCCCTCAGGTTACAGGACTTCCTAATGTAGGTGGTTCTGTTAATACTGCAGGGATTCAGCCTAACATCGAATCTTACATTGGTCGAAATAAATCCACGGCATTAGTGGGGGCAACAACGGCAGACTTGCAAGCTGAACGCGATAACAGCAAGAAACTGGTTGAAGAACTGCATAGTCAAGGATTCTCGACATCTGATTTAACTGACCCTAAAGTGTTTGCAAAACGCTTTGGTGGCTTCTAATAAAGGAAAATATTAAGTGAGTCAAAATCGTACTAACAGTACGGCATTCATCGAATCGGAACAGTATAGCGCATTCATTCTGCGCAACCTGCACGATGGCATGCTGCCGGGCTCGTTCTGGCGTAACGTATCGGACTTCGGTTCGGGCACTACGCTGAACATCAAGACTATCGGTTCTGTAACCGTTCAGGATGGCGCTGAAGAAGTTCCGTTCTCGTATTCCCCGATTGAATCGGGCACTGTCACCATGACCATTACCGATTACGTCGGCGATGCATGGTATGTCACTGATGAACTGCGTGAAGATGGTTCGCAAGTGGAAGCTCTGATGGCTGGCCGTTCGGCTGAGTCCACCCGCGCTATTCAAGAAGTGTTTGAAACTCGCTTCCTCGCCAAGTGTAACAGCATTCAAACCAATGCTAATGCCAATCTGGTGAATGGCTTTGCTCACCGTATCTCTTCGACTGCTGGCTCGAATGTCCTGCAATTGTCGGATATCGTTGCTATGAAGCTGGCTTTCGATAAGGCTAATGTCCCCACTGCTGGCCGTGTTGCTATTCTGGACCCGGTTACTGCTGCTACTCTGGACAAGCTGGTTACTATTACTGGCACTGTTACCCCGTTCGGTGAGAAGATGCTGCAATCCGGCTTTGCCCGTGATCACCAGTATGTTATGAACCTGTACGGCTTTGACATCATCACCTCGAATCGTCTGGCTAAGGGCACCTTCTCGGATGGTACTACCTCCGTGTCTGGTGGCGTTGCTAACGTGTTCATGAGTGTTGCTGATGACAATACCAAGCCTATTATGGGTGCATGGCGTCGGATGCCTCGCGTTGAAGGCGAGCGTAACAAAGACCTGCGTAGGGATGAATTCGTTACGTCGTGTCGTTGGGGCTTCGGTGGTCAACGTGAAGACACCCTTGGCGTCTACATCACTTCCGCTACGGCCTACTAAGGAGATTTATTATGGGTTATGAAAATTCTGCTGCACTCGGTGTTAACAACCATTATGGTGTTCGCACCACCGGTGGTTCTGTTGGTATTGAGCACAACTACGGTTCCCTGTGGACCTGTAAGATTGACCTCACTGGTCAGTCGATTGCTGATGTAATCGCTGGCTTTATCCCTCCTTTCTATGTTAAGAAAGGTATGTTGCTGAAGTCGGCTGTTCTCCGTGTTGATGAAGTGTTCGTTGTTACGGGCACCACCCCTCACTTGGAGATTGGTTCGGCTGGTTCTGTTGCTACTGACGGAATTGAAATCACCGAAGCTCAACTGGAAGCTCTGGGTACTACTAACATCTCTTCGACGGGTGCTGGTACTTGGGCTACTGCGAGTGCTGGTGGTGTTGCGGCTGATGCAAAGATTGGTTTTACTCTGGAAGGTGATACGGCTATCGCCGCCACTTCTGGTAAAGCTACTGTGATTCTTGAGTTTGTGTACAACACGAAGATTTAATCCAGTGAAGTAAACTAATGGGAAGGTTGCTATCACAGGCTTCCTTCCCATTTTTCATTTATAGGGCGATAAAGCCCGGAGGTTAAGATCATAACTATCGAACACGTAACAATTAGTGACCCCTATATTCATGAACCGAAGGGAGTTGCAGCAGCAACACAAGATAAAGTGTATGTTTCAGATGGAGCAGGGAGTGGTAGTTGGCAAAAAATATCTGTTACCCAATTTGATAGCACGGGTGAGGAACACGGCCATATAATCACTGCTGATGGCACTGGTGGTACTTCTTGGGGGAGTCTTGTATGGAAAGACTTGCTTGGGCAGATTACCGTTAGAGGCTCTGGTGCCAATGATCCCGCATTTGAATTGATCACTGGCTCTACAAATATGTGGGCACACAGTTTCAGTGCTGGTACAATGATGCAGTTCTGGACAGCCTTCCATATCGGACATGACTATGCACCCGGCACCGTAGTGTATCCTCATGTGCATTGGTTAAATGCTGCTGCTGTGCCTAATACTGGAAATGTACGATGGGGTTTTGAATATGCTGTAGCTAAAGGTCATTCACAACAGGCTTTTCCCATGACGGCTACCACTACGGTATATAAGCTTCAAGCTTCTAGTGCTACTCGCTATATGCATGCTGTTGGGGAAGTGGCTATTGGAGATGCTATCCCAGCTACCGATCTCGAACCTGATTCAATGATTTATTTGCGAGTATTTCGAGATGCAGCAGATGTTGCTGATACGTGTACAGATAAAGTGTATGGTTTAATGGCTGATATTCACTATCAAGCTGACACTATCGGAACTAAGAATAAAGCTCCTAACTTTAATACCTAATCATGGCTAAACGAACTCTATTGGAAGTCGTACAAGAGATTCTAAATGATTTAGATTCTGATGAAGTCAACAGCATTGATGACACTGTAGAAGCTGCACAAGTAGCTAGCATTGTTAGGGCCACTTACAATGAGATGATTAGTAATCGTAATTGGCCCCATTTGAAGAAGATTTCTAAACTTACAGCATTAGGTACTTCCTATCCTAATTACTTTCAGATTCCAGACAGGGTTAAAGAACTTGTCTCGATTAAGTATAATGTAATCAAGGATGGTGAAACCCGTGTGCAGTATAGGGATATCAAATGGAAATATCCTGATGAGTTTATGAACCTTATCTATGCTAGAAATAGTGATAACAGTAATATCTCTCAAGTGCAAGACTTCAGCGGTGTTGTCCTTTTGATACAGACAGACAAGGCCCCTGAGTATTGGACTACTTTTGATGATAAGTATATTGTCTGTGATTCTTACGACAGTGTAGTAGATGATGCTTTGAAAGAAGTAAAGTCACAAGCTATCCTCTATCAAGAACCTACATGGGTCCATACCGATGCTGCCTACCCTGATCTCCCTGAAGAGGCTTTCTCTGCTCTCATTGAAGAGGCAAAGAGTACAGCATTCATTGTATTGAAGCAGATGGCAAATCAGAAAGCAGAACAAAAGGCTGGCAGGCAGCAACGGTGGCTTGCTAGGAAAGCATGGAAAGTTCAAGGGGGTATTAGATATCCCTCATACGGCAGGTGATGATATGGCAACAGATAGCGTTTACGAATACAAGGGATATCAGATTAAACCGAATCCCAAAAGCCCAACCTCTTATTGTGTAGCTACTGTGGGGCAAGGTGGCAAGATTCCCGCAGTGCTCAATGGGTTGTTTACTTCTGTTGGCATTGCAAAAGAGATTATTGATGCATATGTCACTGCGAAGGAAGTAAAGAATGGTAAAGCCAGTAACTAAAGCTGAGATCAGCTCGTTTAGTAAAGGTTTCCTTACTGAAGCAAGTCCTCTTAACTTTCCTGCTGATGCTAGCAGGGATGAAGAGAATTTTGAATTAAATAATAATGGAAGCAGAGATAGGCGTCTTGGTGTAGACTTTGAGACTAATTATCAATTGCGTTCTACAGGGTATAACAGCACTGACATTAAGAGTATAGCCACTTCCTCTTTTAAATGGTTCAGTGCAGGTAATGATGCAAACAATGAGTTTGTTGTTGTACAGTTTGGTACGCATATTGATGTGTATGATTCTAGCTACGATTCTATCTCTAGGGATGGTTACAAGGGCTCTGTTACCTTAACTGGTACTGACCCCTCAGTCAAGCTCTCCTATGGCAGTGTAGACGGTATCCTGACCATTGCTGCAGGTACAGATGATATACATATTGTAAGTTGGGATGGGGCTACATTCACTTACACTACGGAACGATTGTTAGTAAGAGACCTCTGGGGTCTGCCGGGATCAGATGGTAATGATTTAAATCTGAGACCTACAGCGTCATCTGATGACCTCCAATACAATCTTCGGAATCAGGGATGGGGAGTACCACGTAAAGACTCGGCTGGTACATTAAGCGACCCTGTCACCCTCTTCTACAATCAATACACAGCTTTCCCCTCAAATGTTGAGACAGTGTATGCAGGTTTACAATTCCAGCCTGTAACCTCTGGTACTCCATTTGAACGTATCTACCCCGCGCTCTATGATGACATCCTTGGCTTAGATGCACCAGCAGCTAAAGGTTATTTCATTATTGATGCATTACGCAGAGGTGCTTCTCGCATCACTGCATACGGGGATAACCGTACTAAGTTTCCTTCTCTCAATTATGCTATCTCTACTCTCCCTGCAGACATCACCACCGGTGGCGCTACAGTTGTAGAAGACTTTGCAGGACGTATCTTCTATGCAGGCTTTGCTGGTGACTTAACTGATGCCAGCAGTAACTCCCCTGTCCTTTCTAGCTATGTCTTGTTCTCACAGACTATCAAGAGTAAAGAAGACACTATTAAATGTTACCAACGTGGTGACCCTACATCAAGAGAGAATAGTGATCTAGTAGATACAGACGGTGGTTTCATCCGTATCTCTGGGGCTAAGCGTATCTACGGGATGGTGGGTTTGTCTGCTGATCTATTTGTTCTTGCAGACAATGGTGTATGGAA